CTGTCATCCTTAACAGAGTCGCAAGGTCGGGGTCACTAATGCCCCGGGGAGTTATTCTCGTGAATGAATCCATTCCACGAACGTTCCGGTTCCGTCTTACTCGGACGGTTACCCCTAACAATGGGGGCCCGACAACGTCTAGCGTTATAAACCAGTCTCTAGACTGGGTACAAACGCGAACTGGTGTTAGTGTACCAGGCTGGAGAGAAAAGATTAGTCGACCTGAATCGGCGACATCTAGCTACTCCAGATATGGCGTGAACGTACGACCAGGATACTTCTCTTCCCTCGTTGGCTTTAATAACCCAACGTGGGGTCTAAAAGAGAGGATTGCGGGGTCTTATACTGACCCCCTACCTGGGTGTTTAACCTCCTCTAAGGCCTATGAGCTGGCCTTGGGTAACTTTTTAAGCGACGCGGGATCTCAGGTCTCGCCCTTCAAGGGTATGGTGTTCCTTGGAGAGCTAAAAGAAACCCTACGTATGCTCAAGAACCCCGCCTCTAACTTGCGAAACGGTTTCAGCGCATATCTAAAACGCGCCCGTCTCATGAGGAAAAGGTATGGGGCAAGACTAGCGACAAAAGGAATCGCTGGGATGTGGCTTGAATATGCCCTCGGGTGGCAACCCCTCCTTGGGAGCATCCGAGACGCTGCGGTAGCCTACAGTGCTTACGAAAACAAGCACAAGTACTATCGAGCATTTGGCAAGGGTACGTCGAACGCAGCCTCTACTACGACTTCGTCGAGCGGGTTGATGGGTTCTTACACCTACTACCTGCAAGACTCCAATACGGTGCGTAAAACCACCGCTAGGATAAAAGGAGCCTGCCTCCATCGGATTGATGGTGTGCAAACGGGGCGTGCGGCGGAGATCGCTAGGCTCAGCGGGTTTACACTCGCTGAATTCGTGCCTACGGTCTGGGAACTTATCCCCTACTCTTTTGTCGTCGACTATTTCACAAATATAGGCGACATCCTGAACTCGGCGCACGGACTTACTGCCAATTGGATTTGGCTAAGTGCGTCGAGGGAGGACAAGTCCACATTGACGTCCGCGCGGCGGCTTAACGAAAAGCTGCTGAAGCAGGTGGTACTTGACTACTGGTCTGGCGGGCAGACTTCCCCCCTAGAAATAGAGGAGGTGAGGTACACTCGTTGGTCACCGGAATTAAGGTTACCAACCCTAGTTCTGGAGCTCCCAGCTTTGGGGTTCCAGTGGGCGACCATGCTCTCGCTCTTAACACAAGCGATTAATGAGCACGGAACTAGAACCGGGCGATAAGCCCACTAACCCTTAACTACTTCCCGAAAGGAACTCTCCATGTCTTTTGCTCCTGCGTCACCGATTACCGGTGCGGCCATCACAGGCCTGACTTCGCCCACGTATACTCATGTCGCGGATACCCCTCCTAACGCTCGATCTAAGCAATATGCTGTGACTGCGTTGGGCGGAACCCAGACAGGGGCTGTGGCTCATTCCCTCGGGTCTCCCTTCACCCTGACGATGTTCCTCCCTGGAACGTTTAAGTCGTTGGGCCAGCCGAATCCTTCCGGCGTTATCCGCGCGTTTCCCCGTAATACGTTTGAGATCCTCACGAGGAAGTCTGTGAATGTTCTGGCAAATCAGCCAGCACAGCTCCTTATGATTCGGACCTCTATTACGGTTCCTGCGGGCGCTGATACGTATGATGCCGTCAGCATTAAGGCGGCTTTGTCGTGTCACTCCGGTATGTTATGGGCGGCAATCCAAGGATTGTCCGACACCGTAATTACTGGCGTCCTGTAGTGGGTGGGCAGAAATGTTCACACCAGAAGAACGCGTTGAGAAGAAGGTCACTCAGGGAGTATGTCCGTTAACGGACAATACTCGAGGTAACCACAGAGGTTTTCTCCAATTAGGAGCCTTGAAGCTATGTCTTTTATTTCTGCTCTTTGTGCTACACTCCGGCGTGATATTCTCGCTAATCTGGGCGGTGGATTCGATGACATCATTTTTGGATCAGATCCTAGTGACGTCATCGGTTACCGGCCCGGAGCAAGCGTTGCCACAGTCGCCTGTACCCAGCTACTTAAATCCATCCCCAAGAAATTCGAGGATGAAATAGACAGGGCTCAAGCCGATGCGGCAGCTTTCAAAAAGCTCCGCGAGGTTATGGATCATGTCAGACGCTGGGATCCAGCAAAGACTGACTGTTTAGGTCCCTACGACGAAGTAGTGATAGGGGAGTTTCAAAAAACTCTCTGGGACTTTTTTAATCCAGAGGGCTTCCCCTTATTCTCTGAGGCCAACATATTGGAACATGTTGACTTCGGTCCTGGGGCTTCGACAGGGGCCAGTGACACCCACTTCCTAACAAAGTTGGGATGCGGGGAGTTATCTGCGCCAAATCAACTGGTCATAGATTTATTTGACCAGTGGGTTAGGGACTCCGAGCTAAGGGTCGATTGCGAAATCGCTAGAACCCTGGCTCACGGCAGTCCGACAATCGCCGGACCTGAAGAAATTACTGCGGTCCCGAAAACCGTGAAGATCTCGCGGCTCGTAAAGAAGGAATCTCCTCTTGGGATGTTTTTCCAGAAAGGGATGCAGCGGGTATTAGAGGACCGAGTGCTAGAATACTTTGGAATAGACACTTCTGACCAACCAGCTTTGAATGCTGAACTGGCCAGGCTAGGGTCGATCTTCCTAGAGTTTTGCACAATGGACCTTGAATCCGCGTCTGACTGCCTCGGCCTTGCTATGCTAGACCGGAATATACCTAGGTCAGCAATGACCTGGATTAGACTCCTACGTAGTGAAACGGCTGTGGTGGAAGGGGAAGTCACTATGTTGCCAATGATGGCGACAATGGGAAATGCTTTCACCTTCCCAATGCAAATAGTGATCTTTGCGAGTGCTGTGGTGGCTGTCTATAAGTCCCTGGGAATACCCGTGATCCGTAATAAGCGCGAGAAATTTGCGCTGGGTCATAGGGTGGCACCGGGGGCCGACCAGACTAGTACATCACAAGTGGTCAATCAATGGAAAGAACTCGGATATCCGCTAGGAAGCGGCTCCGGGGTAATCCTTGACCCCATTACCCATCAACTCCTAGGAATTGAGGAGAAGGTGAC